GCGTCAGCTGTGTATAAGAGACAGGAGCTGCCCTATCCCGAACTGTATAAGGACCGGGTGAAGGCCTATATCGGCGAAGCGGCCACCGCGGAAATTGCCAAGACCAAATTGGAAGAGGCCAAAGCCTTGTTCGCCCCCCTGGTCGCCAAAGAGCGTCTGACCCAAATGGGTATGGGTGGCAACGGCCGTGTGCAGCACATCGTGCCGATGATTGAAGCCGAAGCTAATGTGCCTGAGTTTGCTCGGGCTGCTTATGAAATCACCGAATCCATGATTGCCCACAACTTCTGGCAGCCGCGCCAAAATCGCAGCCAGACCAGCCGGGCCGCACGCTTCACCAAGCTGTACCTGGAAGCGTTCGACAAGCAGTTTGAGCGCCAGTTGGCCAAGGAAGCCCACGACTGGCAGGAGGCTATGACCACCAGCCAGTTGAACTCGCCTTACAGCGTGCTCCGGGCCATCGTGGACGAGGCTTTCCCGCAGCTGGTGGCGCTGAGCATCTTCGATGTGGGTACGGTGGACACCAACCCCACCCGCGTGTTCTATGAGGCTCAATATGAGGCAGAGACCGGCACCAATGTCACGGTCACCGACGAAAGCATCACTGCCGATGACGACACCTGGGTGAACCTGGCCAACAAGCGTGTTGACCCCAGCTCGATTGTGGCTCGCAGCGCCGCCTCTGGTGGCGGCACGCTGTACACCTATGGCACCGATTACGTGATTGACCACACCAACGGCCGTTTCATGAACTTCGCCGACGGGGCAATCGCTGACGCGGCCACGGTCTACGTGAGTTACACCCACAAAGCCATCCGCAAGGGTGAGGGCCTGGGTATTGAACGCGCCCGCTCCAAAGTGGCCTACGAGGACCTGAGCTTGATTGCCGACCGCCTGGCCACGGAAGTGACCGACGAGGCTATCAAATTCAGCCGTTCCCAGCTGGGCTACGACGTGGTCGGCCGGACCATCAACCTGCTCATGAAAGAGGTGATGCGCCGGATTGACAGCAACCTGATGCACGATGCCTTGAGCCGTGTGCTCACCGTAGCCAGCAACTCTGGCGGCACCTGGGCCTCGGCCACCGATTCCGAAAAGGAATTTCTCAAGAAAGCCGGTACGGCGCGGGTGAAGGTGGAGAACCGCTTCTACACCCCGGAAATTATGCTGATGAGCAAGACCAACAGCGACCTGATTTCCAACGCCGATTTCTTCACGGCCGCAGGTGCCCGTCCTGACACCATGTTGGACGAAGCCGGGTACGTGGGGCGGATGAAGGGGCTGGATGTGTACGCCTCGCCGGTGTTCACCGATGCCTACGCCCTCATTCACAACCGCGAGCTGCTGATGTACCGCACCTTCGGGGCAATGGAGCTGAAAGGCCCGTTCCCGACCTACAACAGCGACCGCGAGTTGGTGGCCAGCGAACAGTATTATATCCAGCAGTACAACGGGTATATCGCCCCGATTCCTGGCAAGGGCGCCTACGTCAAGATCAGCTAAGCGCCCAATTAGCTGAGCGCCTTTTCCTTAATGTGCGGCGGGCTCCCCTACTCCGGCCCGCCGCACATCTCCCTATCAGGAGGTACCATGTCTTTTGAAACGCTAAACGCACGCACCCGCAAGCTCCTGGACGATGCTGGTATCAAAACGGCCGTACAGGCGCTGCAGGCTGGCAAGGAAGGGCTGACCAACATCTCCGGCATTGGCGAAACAACGGCCGATCAAATTCTGGCTGCTGCTGAGGCCGAGTTGACCGGAGCCGCCGTGGGTACGCCTGCGCCCCAGGAACCAACCCCCGAGGTAAGTGACCTAAATACCCCGAATTCGGATCCCGATGTTGAACCTGGGGGCGCGGGTGAACCGGGTGATGCCGTAGCCGAGCCCGAGCCCGAGTCTGATGACACGGCCGCACCGGTCGCAGATGACCCCGTTGCGGGTGACCCGGAAGGTGGGGACGGCACCCCCGTCTATGCAGATTGGGAAGATCGCCCTACCGAGGTGGTTATCCGCCTGAACACCCTGGCCTCCGCCATTCTGGGTGGCAGTCGCATCTTGCAAGGTGAGTCCCGCCGTGTGCCGTTTGCTCAGTTTGAAACGGCCGTTGCCGATTATCCCGGTGCCTGGTTGGTCCGCTTCCAGCGTGACGGGGAATTCGAGGTTGCTTAATGGCCATTGCTCTGGATGACCTGATAGAGGAGCTGGAGGTTTACTTTCCGACTGGCCTAACGACCGAGCAGATGATTTCGGCCGTTAAGCGGTCAGTTCGAGCTTTCTCCAAAAAGGTCGGCATGCAGCGGCGTGCCGCGCTCAACGTGGTGAACGGCACCGCCTCGTATGCGTTGCCCGATGACTTTGTGGGCATCATCCGCTTTGAGAGCACCATCACCGGCGACGGTGTGTATGTGCAGCCAGGGGGTGGCCTCGTGCCTCTCAATGGCATCTCGCTGCCTGGGCAGTACAGCATCACAGGCAAAACCATCACCTTTGTACCCACGCCCGCCTACAGCGTCACCTTCTATATGTGGTACCGCGCCGGGCACGTCCTCAATGATGATGAGGTGTACCCCTACCTGGAAGATGAAATGCAGGACATTGTTATTACCAAAGCCCAGGCGGAGGCGCTGCGCCTCATCAATGCCGGGGCGGTGGGTGATAACTGGAAGTATCAGTTTGGGGATGTGATGATCGACAAGTCGAACCTTAATGCGTCGATTGGGTCGGTCATCACCCAATTAAATGAGCAGTTTGACCAGATGGTGGCAGATTACGTTGGCCCGATTGGTATGCAGGCTACGTATCCCACCTACATGACCGAGGAGATTTGACCATGCCTAAAGTCCAAACTTTAACCGATTTTGGTTCCCGCGAGGGGGTGCTGGCGCGAGGCCTTTTCAAGATGGCCGTTGTTGCTGGTGGCAGCGCGGGTAACCGCACCGTGACGGGTATCAGCACCGCTGACGAGCTGATCAGCGTGCTGCACTTCCCTGGCGCAGGTACGGCCGTCACCGACATTGCCGATCTCACCAGTGAGTTCACCATCACGGCTGCCAACACCATCAACAACGCTGGCGGCACCGCCTCTACTGGCGGCAAGCTGCTGGTGCAATACCTGGACCGCAGCTAAATGCTGACTGCTGCTGACATTGCCAAGATGAAGGCGGATGTTGCCAGCTTGATCGGCGATAACTCCGTTTCCCTCGTGCTGCGCCGGGATGTGAGTGGGTCAACCACCATACTGGCAGCTCAAACAGTGCGTGTCGAGCGTACCCGCAGCCGCGGCAGACAGGCGAACGGCGAAAAGTCAGAAGAGTCTCGGGCCCAGATCGTGGTGGTGGGTGACACCACGTTAGATATTCAAAAAGACGACCGGTTCACCCTCAACGGCCGTTTGTATCGGGTCACGTTTATACGGCCGAACACGCAGATCAGCGTGCAGGCCGAAGCGGAGTTAAGTCAATAATGAATAGCATCTTGGAAAATTTCACTTCTGAACTGTTGTGGCGGCTGGGCCTGGGTTTGCTCAGCGTCATCGTCACCCTGGTTGTGCCCATCCTGGCCAATCAGGCGCGGCTCTATTTCCTGGTCCTTCGCGAGAAGGTGGCCGCGCAGCTGGGCACCGAGCGTTTCAATCTGGTATGGGGCTTTACCGAAGCCATGATCCGGAGCGCCGAGCAGCAGTTGGGCCTGGAAACCAACGCGCAGAAAAAAGAGTTTGTGGTTAATGCGGTCTACACCTTTGCCCATACTCAGGGCTGGCCGCTTACACGGGAGCAGGTGGATGACTTTGTGGAGGGCGTCTTTAACGCTGTGAAGCCTTCCCTAAAAGACCCGAATCCCTATCTCCTGGCACCACCCACGACATTTACACCCGCAGGGTAAACCCATGGCCACCAGTGGATTCCAGTGGGTTAAGCACCCGGACGCGCTGGCCCGTAACATTGAAAAGTACGGCGAACGCGTCTTTGCATCCATCCTGGCCTTAGGCGAATATTTTGCCGCTGAGGCGCAAGACGAGATGCGAATAGGTGCTCCATGGGAGGATCGCACTGGAAATGCCCGCAGCGGTTTGTTCTCAATTGCAGAGCATACCGCTGACGGGGTGGTCACGATCTATCTGAGTCATGGCCACACGATTGAGTATGGTATTCATCTGGAGCTAGATCACGGTGGGATGTATGCCATTATCGTGCCGACCATTGACCTGTTGGCTCCAGAGATAGAAGACGCACTGGATAGACTGTTGAAAGATTGATATGGGCCTACGAGACGCAGTTAACCGCCTTTTTAGCCGGGGCCGCAGTGAACCCACAACGGCCGATGAGTTTCAGCAGCTTGTTGACGATCGGAGCCGCCAGGCTCCCGATATTTTCTCCGCCTTTGAAACCAAGAAGGGGCGGATGGCCGACATCCTGCACAGCCGAGAAATCGTTAGCGGGGACGGCCGTGCCAAAGAGATATTGGCCGCAGTTGCTCGGGATGCGACAAAAGCCGGCTTCCAGATAGAAGCTACCGATGCCCGCGCCAAAGAAGCTGCCGATGCCCTTGTGAAGCGGATTAAGCTCCAGAGCCGCCTGGACGATTGGGTACGCCTTTGCTTGCGGGATGGTGATGAGTTCCTGCAGCTGGCAGTCAATAACCAACGTCTTATCGTAGACGTTACCCGCAAGCCTACCCTCAACATGCACCGCAATTCCAACGGCCTGGACCGGTTCGATGATCCGCTGCGGGCCTTCTGGTATTCCGTACGGCCGTGGCAAACGAAACCTGACAAAGATGACATCTGGCTGGCCGAGTGGGAAATCATTCACGCTCGGTGGGACCATGATGAGGGTGAACGGTACGGCCGTCCCCTGCTGGCCGCTGGGCAAAAAGCCTACAAGCGCATGGACCAGGGCGAGCTGGATGTGGCCGTGCGCCGGAAAACTCGCGCTGGTCTAAAATTTGTCCACAAGCTGAAAACGAACGATGAGGGGGCCGTGGCCAAATACCAGACGCAAAATAAGGCCGTGCTGGACAACCCCTTTGCGGCCGTGGCTGACCTCTTCATGAACAGCGACGGCGATGTAAGCGTGCTGCAGGGCGACGCCCAGCTGGGTGAGATTACCGACATCCGCCACCACCTCAATACCTGGTGGCTCAATTCTCCCGCACCGATGGCTATCCTGGGTTATGGCCAGGATATTGACTACTCTGTAATTGGTTACCAGAAAGAGCAGTATGATGAATCTCTGGATGAGATTTGGGGCTGGGTGGTTGGCGACATTCTGGAGCCGCTGCTGCACCGTCAGTGGTTGCTGTTGGGCATCTTGCCGGACACGGTGGAATATTCCATCAAGCGGCCGCCCAAGAAGAAGGTCACACCAGAAGACATTCGCAATATTGTGGAAGCGGCCGTAAAGATGCAAATCCTGGGCATCCCCGCCAACATTATTGCCACCATCATTGCCCCATACCTGGGCGTAGAGCCGGAGCTGCTGCTGCCGGAGGGTGGGGGGGATTTAGACCCTGAGCGGCTGGCAAATATTGCCAGCTCGCTGGCTAAGGGTTTTACCCCGTGAATATCGGTGTAATTACCCCACATTTAATAGAAGAAGCAGAGGTTGCGCTGCCAGACGCTACGCTGGACGACATCACCCTGAAAAATGTCCACCAGGCGCAGCAGGTGGCCGTGGTGCGCCTTAACCTCTTCGTCATGGGGGAGGTTCATCGCCTGCTGCTGGACGTGGCCAATGCTGGCACGGCCGTTTTGCGGCAGGGTGGGGAGAAGGTGGATTCTGTTATCGGCTCGCGGGCGCTGCGGGCTACGCTCGATGCCTGGGATGAGTTTCCAGCTATATGCGGAGCTATTGGGCCGGGCCATGCGTCACGCGGCGGGCATCCCCTTTTGCACCCTTTCCGTGATGCGCG